TGTGGTACGATTTATAACAGGACGACTATTATTAACTCTCGGTCTTGTATTATTAATGGTAGGTCGAGTATTATTTGATGGTCGAGTGTTATTATTTATTCTCGGTCTACTATTACCGTTATTAATATAAACTTTTTTTCTGTTGTTATCAACCTTAACATTACGTTTAGTGGACTCAACCCTTGAAGTCTGTCTATTTCTATCTCGTATAGTTACAGTACTATTTCTTCGACCGTTTATATAAGACACATTATTTCTACCTCGTCTTCCGTACCAACTATTTTGACCGTAATTATTCCATCCATAATAGTTGTTCCACCCATTACCGTAATATCCACTATAACCCCATCCGTAGTTATTCCAACCATAGTGTATATTATATCCCCATCTATCATATCCAAATGGTGACCATCTATGTGGTGAGCCCAATGAATTCCATCCATTATATCCCCACACCCAGTCATTCCACATTTCAGTTCTATTCCAATAGTAGTTGTATCCACCATAACCATAATAAGGTCTGTTCCAATTATACCTGTTACCTAATAGTCGATTATTCCAATCAAATGAGCGAGGTTGACTTAAAGCATATTGTGCAATATCATACCTAAGTTGAAAATCAGTTCTCAACCTATTTCTAAATTGAAATTCGTTTAGGACATCTACTTTTAAATTGTCTCCAACTACATAGTAATTTTCGTCATCATATATTGGGTCATGGTTTAATGTTGATACTGTAAATGTCGCACAACTTGTCGTTAGAAGTACGATTAATAATAGTAATGAATTTTTCATATTTTTTATTGTTTAAAAGTTGTAATTATAAATCTTACATTCAGGATTTAAATTACTAAGATTCGGAAACGTTACGTCCCCGATTTGATTATTATCGATATGAGATATATGTAACTCCGTAAACTTATCACAGACCGATACACCAATCACAACTATAGTAGTGAAAAACGGAATGGTCCCTTTTATCAACAATCATTAACTCTCTGTTGGGTAAAAAGGGTAGGGCTTGAGCGGTACGATAACCGACTAGTAACGTATCACCATAAGTCATACGTTTGAAATGATTTAAATCTTTTTTATTGTGCCAAAGTAACTTATCACCTAACCCAATAAAACCAAGATTATTAACCGCTATTATCGCCTTCATTTAGTTTAATCAATTGTTGTACCGAAGCACCCAAACTCAGGTATTAAATTTTCTTTAATTAGTTTTATCTTTAAATTATCTAACTCCAAGATAAATTTATCAATATCATCAGTTAGATACATACTATAAAGTACTAACAATTCAAAACGCATTAAAAAGTCACCATTTATATAGTGACTAACAATCTTACTCGCTTCTTCTCTACAATCGGACTCAATTACTTCATTGATGATTGTTGTGAAGTTAATTTCTTCAATATCAGACAATTTTAATATTAGTTCTTCCATAATAAAACAAAGATACGCATTATCCTTTAATTGTTAACTATTAACGATACTTTAATCTATCATTTTCTCTTTCTAAAAAATCTAATTTAACTCTAATTGCTGCTAATTCCGAACTCAAATCTCTTAATGAAGTTGTGCACTCATCTTTATCGTTTTCAAGTTTTTCAACTCTTGTACGTAAATCGTCACGGTACATATTCTGTTCAGACAATTCTTCTTTTTGTTTTTCTCTCTTATTACGAATTAAAAACTCATAGAATTTCCATGCTCCTGCCCCTCCAGCAACTGTTAATGTAGTAATAATAATGGTCGTTAATTGTTCACTCATTTCTTTAATGATTTATATAAGATTTCTCTTTTTAATTTAAACAATATCCATGACCACATAAACGCATACCACATAGTAATTATTAAATTCTTCACATCTATAACCCCAAAAGGTTCACCTGAATCACTAAAAATATTTACAACATATCTTACCGTTGAGAATAATGTAAGTAAAAGGTAACCTGTAACCGCTCTTGATAACCATTTGATATTATTCAAAGTCACTAACATCGATAAACTTAAAACAAAATAAGACATATACAACCAATAAGTGTTAGGTTGTCCGGCATCTTCCCAATAGGTGGGTGCTGTCCATAACACCATATTATTTAATAAATCACTCGCTATCCAAAAAAATAACAGTGGTTGTATATCGTAATATAAAAGTGTTTCTTTTATCTTTATAAAATATGACTTCATACCAATAAATATACCAACAAAAGAAAACCCCTCACCATTTCTGATGAGAGGTCTTAATTTTCATAATCAATTGAACTTATATTTGAGATTCTGCTGTTACCACTAAATTAGAGAAACTCCATCCTCCACCTTTATGTTCAACTGAACCTTCACTCCAATTACATAGTGTACCATGTGAACATTCTCCACCTGTATCTTTGTACCACTTCGTTGGTTCATCATCACCAGGTGACCAATCACCGTGATATGAAGGTGTAAACCACCATCCTACTTCCATACCATCTTTTAATAAAGACATATCTAAAGTAGAACCATCACCAATAGATGGGTCAGTCATATCAAAAACTTTAACACTACTATCCCCTTGAGAAAGTGTAATTATCATATTAGTATAATCATCATTAAAAACAGTAACCATATGAAATGGTTTAGTAGGGTCAATCTTACCAACTAAACTGTGTACACCTCCAAGTGTTGATGATGTCATTTCATCCCAATTCCAACAATCCGTATTCGCAGCTTCAGTATATGAAACTTCCCATCTTTGTTTACCTTTTTTAATTGTATCTAAATGTAACGTATGTTGGAACATTTTATTACCATTAGTCTCTAATAAATCAATTTCATTACAGAAGTCACATTGTTCGTATTCTGCATCACAGTATTTATCGCCAATAGGTTGTACATCTCTTGTGACTAAGTACATCGCAGCGTTTAAATAATCTGCGGTCCACCCTTCATTTTGTTGTAACCCTGATAAGTCAATATCAACTTCAATTTTACTAATATTTTTATATCCATTTTTTGAACACACTCTACCTGCCGCAGGATTTCCTTCCGTACCGAAACTTACACCGCCAGAACTAACTATTGGGTTAGGTCCACATTTCTGATAATCAACATCAAATTCAGGTATAAAAGTTGTTTGAGTTGTCTCCTCAGGACATATACATGGGTCTTTAAACGGACATGGACAACCCTCTATACCTACAGGACTCACTTTACCTGTAGAAGCATCAACACTCACAAAACCTTTACTAGTCGTGAAAATGTACTGTGCAAAATTAAAACCAGGTTCTAATGGTCTTCTTAAGACTACTTCAGACCAATCAGCCACTCCTTCAACTCCTGTACCATATCCCGCGTCCAATAATAATTGTTCAGCATCCTCTAAAGTAAGTTTTACAGGTAATTTTATTACCTCATCTTCCATAAATGGAGAATTAATCACTTTAGATTTTGTCTTCCCATTAGAATCACACAATACTTCAATAGTAGTGTTGTTAACACCCGCGAATACCGATTTAACCCCCGTTAATTCTTTAGTTGCAGTTGATTCATAAAATAAAGCGGTAGTATCAATACTTTTTGCCACTTCCTGTGTTTGATTTACCATCTCATTGAAAGTTAAATCGTTTTGTTGAGTACACCCAATTAAGAGTAGACCCGACATCATAATTAATAATAGTTTTTTCATTTTTTTAATTGTTTAATTGTTTTTTATTTTTAATTTTATCCTGCTCTATAACAAATCAGAGGAGTTGCTTGAATAGTTTCTTCAGGTTTACCCATTCGGTATTTACCTGTTTCTTCTTCTAATACAAGTTGAGGTCCACCTGTAACTTGCACATGGTGTGTAGACGTTCCATTCCAATAGAATGTAGGACATACAGATTCGGTCATATCTTCTCCAAGTGTTTGTTTTAAATCATCTCCAGAAAAAGCTTCTAAATCATCTCTATCTAATTCTCCTAACCAATTCTGTAAACCATCTTCAAAATAAACTTTCATAACATCTTCCCCAGGGAAGAAGGGTTTGTCTCCATCAACCTTTGTTAGTTCGGTATGGTCTTGAGCGTCTCCAACTACTACAGCCCATACTTCATAATTACCTACGGGTAAATCTCCGGAATTCCATTCTTTAGTACTTCCTGGTTTTAATGCTCCATGCTTAGAAGGATTATTATTCATTTTCGGTTGTTCATAAACCGCATAACAAACAGGTACTTTGGTACTATTTGTAATTTTAAAATGTGGTGTTGACATATTTTTTTGTTTTTTAATTGTTTTTTAATTGTTTTTTATTTTTATCTTTATTTATTATGTTACCGTACTCATCACATAAAGGTGCGGTTATAATTTCATAAATTATAAATATCCATGAAATTAAGAATGAACCTACAATTATTTTGATTAACATATTATTCTATTTTTCCGTATTTTTTTCTTCGTTTATATCAAAATTATCCTTCTCATAACCCTCTATATCATTGTAAGCGTAAGTCTCAAAATTAGGATTTGTCTCAACCCAAGTTTTATATTCATATTGGTTATTTTTATTAACAAATACCTCATTAACTCTTAATTTTCTTTCTTCTAATTCCATCAACTGCTGATGTAAGTATTCCCTTTGTTCTCTATACTCAGGTTTATAAGCTAAATTATGTAATTCCTCAATATCGTTAACTAAGTCGTATAACTCATATTCTTTTTGATATCTACCTAATGAATCGAAATAATATGTGTACTTCCAATCATGTGTACGGATTGCCCTTAATCTATTAGTTGCTTTTACAGAAGATGGTAAATTATTCGAACCCGACTTAGTATCATCAAAAGTAAATAATATAGAATCTTGAACTGATTTACCTTCCTCAATTATTGGTATTAAACTCTCACCTCTTGAGTTACTATCTTTAGGTACACCAACAATCTCAGATATCGTTGGGAATATATCAATAAGTGTCGCTAATTCATCTGACGATTCTTTTTTGTTAAACACAATAGGGTTTGATATCACCATAGGTATTCTTAACGCTTCTTCATAAGCAACAAAAGCCTTTTGTCTCATACCACCATGTGACATCCCCATTTCTCCGTGGTCTGCCAATCGTATAACTACCGCGTCATCAGCAAGTCTACTACCTTTGGTATCATCATAAAGTACATCAATAAATTTACCAATTTCACCATCAATCTTAGTTAGTAGGTATGCGTAAAAATTTAAGTAATTCAATTTCATATCATCGTTTCGTAAGACACCTAATAAACCATCGGCAGCAATGTTTGTTTGTAGTTGAGCCATAGGTTTACCATTTTTAAGTAACTGTTCCGTAACTGTAGGTGGTAAGTCGGTAATAGTTCTACCAGTATATTCATCGGGAGTATAACCAAATTGTACTGAATTTGGATAACCTAACACATCATGAGGATTTACTAAACTTAACACTAAACAATAAGGTTTTCTTGGTTCACCCTTTTCTCTACTGATTCTTACCTGTTCTAAATATTCTATACCTTCTTTCACATACCTCGCATCAGCATTTGGATAACCCCCACCAAAGTTTTCAGGTTTCGCATCTTCACCCGCATCAGGTCCAACCCAACCTTTAAACCCATAAAGTGATATTTCTTTAGCTAATGGGTCACCACCATCAGCACCTTTACTTAAATGCCATTTACCTCTGTACTGTACATCGTAACCGATACTATCTAACATCTTACCAATGTTATTACTTTTATTGTTTAATTGTATTTCGCCAGGTGAGTATATACCACCTGTTGTTAGTGTTTCCGTACATTGATGTTGTGATGGGTACGTACCAGTAAATAAAGTGGCTCTACTCGGTGTACACATACAACTATTACAAAAGGCCTTATCAAAGGTGAAACCATTATCTTTTAATTTAGTTAGTGTTGGTAGATTTTCTCGTTCCCACCCTTCAGGAAAGTATTGAGTGGCTCTCTCTTGGTCTGTTATTATTATTACAATGTCAGGTTTATCAACAAGTAATTCTTTAAATTTGTTTTGTTTTTTCATGATGTATTTTTTTAAAAAAGTATTAAATAAGATACTTTAGTGTATAGTTAATTGTTTATTTATACTTATTACTAACTAAAATTAAAAAATATGGCACACCCTATTTTACATTCTAAATCATCCGCTAAAAAGTTTGGTGGGAAACCTGAAGATTACTTACATATACATAATTGGTTTGATGAAACTAAATCATGGATTGGAACATCCTTTCATCGAATATTTAGACATCACTCTGAAGGTATTTTTGAATGTGAGAAAACCTTTGGTGAGTCATTCTTAAATTCAGACGGTAAAGAAGTTTTTGTTCGTTACATAGGTGAACAACACGTTAAAGAAGATTGTAATAACTATATTCCATCCGCAAAAGAATGGGTAGACGCTTTAAATAATAAAGAAAAACCCTTATGGATGATGAAAACTATGAAATTAAAGTTTACTGACTAATATTTATATATAAAAACTATCATGGAACAGAAATATAAAGTACTATTTAATTTAATTAATCCGGCATTCTTAAAGTCGGGGTGTAAAAAAGCTGTTATGGAGTTTGATGAATCCTTCTCAATCTATCAAGATGGGTATTATTGTGGTTATCATAATAGTGGTAACCCAAAAAGTTTCTTAATTCCTATTGAACGTGAACTTAGTGAGTATGTTGAAGAGGCTGTCGGTGATAATACTTGGCACGAAGAAACAGGTAGTGAGTACTACACTTATGAAGTTGAAATTAACTCTGAATATAGAAGTGTTGAAATATTCGGAACATACACAGTTTACGATACCGAGCCCATTAATGAAGTAGTAATAGATGAGGAAGAAGAACCAGAAGAATTCAAACCTATCTTTGACTACTTAGAGGAAGTAGGTTCAGATATAGTAGAAGTCAATGTAGATGCTGGTGGTGATAGTGGGTGGATTCACGATACAAACGATGACGTTAATGGTCAGACTATACAAACTTCAGACCAAATGGAAGAAGTATGTTATAGACTATTAAACCAACATCCTGGATGGGAAATTAATGAAGGTTCTCACGCTAAATTCACATTCGACCCACATAGACGTATTTTGATATGGGAATTCGCTTACAATACTGAAGAACAAGCGAGAGAATTAGTATCCTCTGAAAAGTTTTAAACTAATTTTTCTCCAAGATTATCACCAAACATCAATTCACGTTTCCACTTTAAATCTTTGGATTTGTAACTGAGGTAACTCTCTACACCTGAAATTAACGCTCCTTCAAACGTATCGTAATCCAAGTCAGAAACACCTAAGTTAGTTTCGTCACAAAGAATATCCTCTTCCTGTCCAAAATCATTTAGGTCTATAACTGAATAATAATAAGAAAGTTCAGGACCTTCACTTGCATCTCTAAAAGGTAACGCAGTAATATAAATGTGTTGGTTACGTAACCAAGATAAAACATCATCCATATCAGGATATTTGCTCAACGCAGTAACATCACCGACCTTTACGGTCTCAAAAGGGTAAACACATGTTTGTAGGTAATTGAAGATTGTTTCAGTAATTCGCATAAGATTATTTATTTTCTACAAACTTAAAATAAATAATGGAATTAATCAACCTTTTTTTTGTTCGATATTAAAACTATTTTGATTAACTATGTTGTAATCGATACTATCTGAATCTAAACCATAAGAATGAGTTATACTATCCACATAATCTCTAAGTACATCACCGATTTCATAACCTATTTCCTCTACAACGCCCTTAACACTCTCAGGTACATTATCGTCATTATTCCATAAATCACCTAACATATAAGTTTCACCATCATTCATTAAAGTTACTGATGAATTATCACCATTAATTGTAACCATAACATCATAATACGCAACATATTCTGATTTATCTGATAATATATGATTGGTCTGACCCGTATAAATATCCATAGTCACCTCACTAATAATTCCCTCAATCTCATAACCGGCTTGAGTATAACTAAATGGTTCACCAACCTTTAACTCTTTTTTAATTTTCTCATAAACATTATAAATTCCACCAAAGTATTCAATTTTATAAGTTAATATTTTTTCTCTATCCTCCCTATTAGAACTGTCTAAACCTAAGTAATGGTAAATAGGTGTAGATTCAACACCTTTGTCGTCCCAATACTTAAATAATAAATCTTTTTGTTTTTCGTTTTCCTGTAATGTCTCTTCTTCCTTTGAGAAATAATCTTTATTCTTAATAAGAAAATCGTAGAAATATTCTAATGGTAGTTGTTTTTTTGTTCCTTCGTACTTTTGTGATAAGTCTTGGTATACCTCATCTAACATACCCATCTTTAGACCTTTAATTAAGTCACTAAATATGTCCGCAAATAACGCAAACATTTTTATGTCAACACCACTGTATCGTTCGTGAACTATATTTTCTAAGAGTTTAAGTAGTTTCATTACAGATAAATATATCTAAAATGTAGTTTGCCACTCTTTAAATTCTTTTCTATCTTCTTTACTAATCCATAATTCGTGGCCTTCCAAAGAACTATGACTAACTTCCACCCAATTCGGTATTAATACTCGTTGATGGTTTTCCCATATATGATAGGTTAATTGTTCAATACTTTTTCGTAAATACTGAGCACTTTCAGGGAAATCTTCCATAACCATCTGTCTATAAACACTCCATTCATACTTATGACTTTGGTCTTTAACAAATTTATTTCTTTCAGAATACCTTTCAATACTATTCATATCTTTATACATAAAAACAACTAAAACATCTCGTAAGTAATCTGTTATTCTGTGTAAATGACCCGATTGTGAAGGACCAAAAGATGAGTATTTATCGTTCACATGATTTTTATGAAATGTTTTTATACCATCTTGTTTATCATATCCATTTAAATCCCATGCGTATTCACCTCTAACTTCAGGTAAATTAAAATCTTTAGATATTATTTTTGTCATTATCTTATTACCCGCACCATGAGGTCCAGTGACAATAACTTTATTATATTTACCGATAACCGACTTTAAATCTTTATATTCTTTACTCATCTTTTTTTGTGTTTTCTAAAATTATATCATTAACATTATCACCATATAAATTAGGGAACTCATGTTGTAAATCCTTTAATGGTATAACTAAACCTCCCCATTCTTCTTGTTCATGTATTTCGTTAACCATAAAACGATAAAAGTCTACACTCTGTTTAGACCTAAAAACTTCTCTTATTATTTTTTGTATATGAGTAAACTCTTTATTACGTAAATCAACTCCAGTAACATTTTTAGCCCTACCCCATACAAATTTAACCCTTGAGTTTATATCCACCGTATGTGTTTCAACATTATCTTCAAACACATCTCTTAAATATATTTCTTTACTACCGTTTATCTCAAAAGTATAGTATCTTTGGATGAAGTTAATTACGTTTCTCTCCATTAACATCCTCTTTTAAGATAGAACAATAATAATAATCACCAGTGTCTTTAAACTTATCAAATAAAAACTTTCTTACCGAATTGGAATCATATTCTTTAAGTAAGGTAGACGCGTAAAGGTGTTTAGCACTATCCCACACGTCATCTCTTTCAATATTATCAATAAGAATTTGTTTACTTAACATCATTTAATTACTTAATGGGGCCTTAATAGTTGGTTTATAATTATAATTTATTAATTCATAATTAAATTCACCACCTAATAAATTAACACTTTTAAAGTTAATATGTGGTAAATCATAACCTTCTCTTTTAATCTGCTCTTTAGCCTGATTTAAATGATTTTGATATAAATGGACATCACCTAAATTACCTATTAATTGGTCTGGTATCATATGTACTTCTTTTGCGATTAACATAAGTAAAGTAGCATATGAAGAAATATTAAATGGTAACCCTAAGAATGTATCTACAGACCTTTGGTTCCACATTAATGATATAGCTCTCTTTGGTGTCGGTTCGTGTCTTTTATCATCAAAATCAGGTAGGTTTTTAGGGTCGAAATATCTTTCCATACCTGTCTCATAATTATTTCTGAACCAGTATTCATATCTCTCTTTGTCAGTTAATAACCTAGTATATATTTGAAACCCATAGTGACATGGAGGTAAAGTCATTAAATCTAACTCACCAACATTCCAAGCACTAACCATTAACCTTCTTGAGTCTGGATTCCTTTTAAGTTGTTCGAGTAGGTTTTTAATTTGGTCAACACTTTTTTCAGTATAACCTTGTAATGTATCACCTTCAAATACCTGCTCACCTTCTTGAAACCATCCTCTCCACTGAGCACCATATACTGGACCTAACTCTCCCCACTTCTTTGCAAACTCATCATCGGTTTTAATCTGTTCAATAAACTCCTTCATCGATAGAATATCAGTACCATATGAATTAGCCATTGCATACTTCTCATAGCTCTTATAAGCGTCACCATTCCATATATGACAATTATTATCAACTAAGTATTTGATATTAGTATCACCTTTTAGAAACCATTTTAACTCAGTCATCATAGTTTTGACTGCCATTTTCTTAGTGGTGAGAAGAGGAAACCCTTCTTTCATATTATGTCTTATAGTATAACCAAAAATAGACTTAGTACCAGTACCTGTCCTATCTGATTTATCCACACCATGCTCTAAAATAGTAGATAGTAATTCATTATATTGTTTATCAATACTATTCATTTTACTTATGAGTGTAAGTATTCAATAATAGTTGATTGTTGTGGTACTCTAAGAATAGGAACACTCGGACCCGCAGGTTCTTGTCTTTGCCTAACTTCGTAAAAGTTATTCCCATCATCTTTAATTGTTGTCACATTTGGATATTCAACAACGTGAGTCTTTTCCATATTAGGTTTATAAACCAAAGTATGTTTTTTTGTATTAAACGTTAATTTTATCATCTTATATTATTTTTTATTATTTTTTAGGCATTAAAAAACCTTTCTCCTAAAATAGAAGAAAGGTCAGTATTTGTCAATATATTATTTAAATTAAGTTCCGATAACTAAATCATCATAATTTAGTTTTTCCATACCTTTTAGCTCTTCCTCAGCCTCATCGTACATGAAAGATTTTACGACTGAAACAACACTCTGTTCTGATTGTGCAAGTTTACTTTCCATCCAATCATCAAGTTGCTCACCTTCTTCCATTTGTTCCCACATTTTATATGCTAGTGTGGCTATAGTAAATAGTTGTTGTTTTGCCATATAAGAACCATCATGAGAACCCTCTTTAATGTTTGACTTTAATTTACGTAATTGTGATTCAGTTATTATTATGTTTGACATATCCGTTGGTATTTTATTATAAATATAGTTATATTAGTAAAATTGTAGATTATTAATTAAAAAAGGTGAAGATTTCTCTCCACCTTTAGGGACCGACTTTGGCTATCGGACTACTCCACCATCTCATTTAATCTAATAAGAAAATCTATCTTTCCTTCACCTCTAAACCATTTCTTCAATGATTCCTATCACTTCACTAACTATAAGTATAATACAAGCGGTAATCAAGTTAAAAGGAATAAAACCGTAACCAATAATTCTAACACCTGATTTAATAAAACTTATAATTTTGTGCCACTTTTGATTTGGCATATGTTTAATATCATCAATCATCCATACCTAATTTACGTTCAAAATAATTTGCATCTTCAATAACCTCAGGGTTTTGTTTAATGGTTTGCATCGCAATCATATCTTTCATTCTCGTTGTTGACCAACCATGAGCCCTACTCGTGTAAATTACCTTTGGTGGTAAGTCGTCACCAGTAAATGATTTACCAATGTAATCTTCACCAAGAATTCTAATATCAGGTTTAAAGAATTTAATTAAATCATATAATTCATCTTCGGTTTGATACACATAAACTTCGTCAATATATTGAATGGACATCAACGTCCTATATCTTTCATACAACGGTACAACAGGTTTGTACTTTGATTTTCTATGTAATGATGGGTCTCTCTGTAAAAATACTATAAACTTATCACAGTGTTTTCTAGCATCTTCAAAGGTGTAAATGTAACCTGGATGCATTAAATCAAAATTACCTGCGGTGAACCCTACAATTTCTTTTTTTTCACTCATAATTTAAAACTTTCTTTATAATGTTTATCTTTTTTTACCACTTCATTTAAAGTTAGTAGTTGTGAAATATGATAAGAACTATTATCCGTCATGTAAATAATAAATTGGTTTTCAATCTCTTCTATCTCGTTAATCACTTTTATAGTCTTACTATCTCGTGGTATCACATAATCACCTACCTTAAACATTTTTAAGTTGTTTTAGTTTAATACCTAACAGGTCTAAAGTATTTTTATCCTTAACAGTTTTTTTAGCTTTTTTCTTAATCTCGTTGATTAAACCTTCAATATATTTAATCTCAGGATTAATTTCCTCAACAACCTTAACGGTCTTATCCATTTTAACCCCGTTTATCTTGTTTTTAAGGTACACAGATAACAATTCTATGAGTTTGTATGAGAAGTAGAATCCAAGACAAATGAGACCCGTTTCTACTAGTTTTTCTGTTCCCACAAAATGAACACCTACTAACATGAAGATTAAAATAATAACCATTTTAATCATACTCCATAAATTATTAATTATTTTTACCATTTTTATTGTGTTTTAGATTTTTGAATTGCGTACTCAGCTAAACTAATTTTTTGAACATTACCTATTACCATTGAAGACCTTAGTAAATCGTATGGTATGTGAAGAAGAAAATCATCACCATTTGATGTGGTTAAATCCTCTTTAAGTTCCAAACAAGAATGAACCATTTTAAGATAGATTTTAAACTGTGTCTTATCTTCAAAAACTTTTTCCTGTAAGATTCCAAACTTTGGATGTTCTATTTTAATTGTCTTCATAAATTTTATATTTTTATATATAAAGGGTTATCGTTCAACCACTCTTCTGACGTTCGTACCTTCTTATTGGTAGGGGATATTAATTTAGTAAAAACATTTTTTATTAAATTAATTGTCCCATTAATTAATTTCACCGACTCTATTGGTATACATTTACTACTTTCAGTAAAAATTACAGTAACATCCTCAAACGACTCTACTGCTTCGATTTCATGTGTTAACCCATCTCTTTTATCTATTATTTTATCTCCTTTTTTCATATTACAAATATACGTTAAATTTTTGAATTGACCTAATATTACATTTAAAATTCATAAGAACCTGCGTTTGATTCATCATAATCCACAGTATTTGTTACTCCATTTGGTGGAGTTACACATTCGGGCGTTGAACTAAAAACAAGTGTTTTTAACAAGAACAAAACTAAGATAATTCCAACAATCCAACCTCCAATTCTACCTGAAGCTGCGAAGATATTTCCAATACCTTTTAGTAGTTGTGAACCAAACGTTAAAACGAAACCGATAATGACTAATGTGATAATTCCTTCCATAATTTTATTTTTTTATTTATACAAATATAGTAAATAGTATTCACTTACACAAATTATTTAGCATAAAAAAACCTCAGTCGGTTAGAACTGAGGTTAAGGAAGATATATAATAGAGTATAGAACGCTGAGATTACACGTTTATGGTGACTTGTCTTTAGTGAGATTACCCTATATCGGTTGCTCATGTATCCACTCTCGTTGCCGAAAGTATCAAGTCAGTGTCGGTTATTTGAGTGAACCACTCTTTTCGTTAACAACTACTCAACTACTACTTTACTCTGTCAAACCTTGCGAGTTCACTAAGGGACGGCCATCCCACCAGGTATTTGATAATTGACATCAGGAGACTTGCGGTCTACCAATGACTTCGTTAGTCTATTGACTCGAAGTGTTAGACACCTTTCGTTGTCAACGCCCGAAGAACTTTTGCTCTCTTTTAGTTTTAGTAAAAGTAACGATGGAAATGAGAAAGATGTGCTTCGGGAGAAGTTTCGTTTCTTTTGAAAACAAAATGCTTCACACCTCTCTGTAAGTCTGTCAACTTACGGTACTTCAGGAATACGTTAACTTATCGTATCGGAATTCCTTTGTACTGGTACTCAGCCCTACAACACCTGACAGGGTGTGTCGAACCGTCACCTGTAGCTTTTCCTATTGATATCACTATCTCAACTCTGATATTCCACGGACTCAGAGTGGTCTCGTCCCTTTAGCAGTTGCCCTTAGGGTCTTGACCGTAGCCACTTTGTTTAGTTGTCAGAGTAAACTCTGCGAATATTCACGATGTACTATTCTCGTTTCAATCCCTTTAGTCCCATTGCTGGGGTTATCTAACGACGCTAAACCGCCGTCAAATGTCATACTTAACCGTTTAAGAAAAAGGGGTTAATCTTTTGTATTCCTTTCACAAACTGTGATGATTAAGGTGACACTTACTAATATTTTCAAAGAACGTCTTCAGTACTCTTACTGAATTGTTTTACAAAACTACAACAAATTTTTTAATCTGTCAAACTTTTTTTTAAAAACTTTCTGATTTTCTGTTGGGTAAAATATAAATACTCCAATAAATCTCAAAAGTTATACAAATATACAAAAAATTTACTCTCAGACAAGCCCTTTAGAGGTTTTTTTATGTTTTGTATTAAAATTATTGGATATTTACCCAATAATCACACCATTAGAATCAAAATACTTTTCTAAAGCACTTAACCTATCATCCGCATCTACTAACATTACTAACGCTTCTTCAGCGTTTTTATAGAAGTCCCCTGTTGAGTGGTCTCCGATTCCTACCGCTTTATTACCAAGTAATTCAAGTGATAATAATGCCTTTGCTTTATCTGCCTGTGCAGATGTTCTTAACATGTTTACTAATTTGTTCATTTTAAAATTATTTTTATAAGTTTATTAAATTGTTTTGTCATTGGTTCGGGTAATTCATCTTTACCAAAATACCCACATTCCGTGTGTTCATCACCATCATGAGCATTTTCTAAATCAGGAAACATCTCTTCTTCTACATCCATAAGATATGCGTATAACATACCTTTAACTTTTGTTCCATCTCTATTATATCTTTTTATGACTGCCGCGAAATTAATTTCACCCATTACCGGTAGGTCAGTCTCTTCAATGAATTCTCTAATAGCAGCATCCTTAATCGGCTCCCCTTCTTCCACACTTCCTGCTGGACATGACCAAAATCCTGGTAATGTCGTTTCTGAATTTCTTTTGCAAAGTAGAACTTTATTGTTACACCTTACAATTATACCTGCGTATTTTTTCATATATTCTCTTTATTGTATATTTATTAGTATGAAAGTAATAATAAATGATAATATTTTAAAAGTCAAAGTTTCTGCCACTCCAGATTCCATTTCTAAAGGAATGATGAGTAAAAAGTTTGATGAATCTTTTAATGGTATGTTATTTTTTATGCCAAACACCACTGAACAAAGTTTTTGGATGTATAACTGTATAATACCATTAGATATCATTTTTATTAACGGAACAGAAATAACTAAAATCCATTCCAACTGTCAACCGTGTAATGATAATAAAAATTGTGAGTCATATCAAGGTTTTGGCAATACAGTTTTAGAAGTCTCTGGTGGTTTTTGTGAAGAACAAGGCATAAAAAAAGGAGACAATGTCTCCTTCTCTTTATTTTAATACTTTTAACCCTTTTTAAGTTCTGTGGAAGTTTCTATTCCAACAATACCATCAATTAAATTTAATCCCCTATCTTTTTGGAACTTCTTAATCGCTTTCTTAGTCCAAACTTACCATCAACACCAGGTTCACCTAAATCATAACCATTTTTTTTCAAAATGTTTTGTATTTGCTTTACTCCTTCACCTTTTGAACCAACAGCAATAAGTTCTGAATTATCACCATTACTTATTATGTCATCAATTTTTAGATTACTTTTTTTAATTTTACCTTCGTCTTTACCTACCGGACCACTACTATTTGTTTTACCTCCGTCTTTGTTTGAAACATGTAGATGATTATAATGATTACCTCCAATATCAGTTTGCCATAAAACCGCCTTTTTATGACCACGTTCACCGTTCCAATTATAACCTAATTCAACTAAAGCGTCTTTAAGTCTATTTCCTGCAATTCTAAAATTTTCACTACCGTTAGTAGAGTTAGATGCATTACCCGAACCTCTTAAACGTTTCTGTTTTGGGTCTTTTAAATCTTGTAATCTAGATATATCAACCGCATCATGAGTACTATGTCTACTAACATTACCTGACTTAGTTTTACTACTATGTCCAGTATGTGCCCAATTAATCTGAACTTTTACTTTAGCTTTTTCTGCTGCAGATTGGATATCATTTAACAATTCTTTATTAACCGTGTCTTTTCTAGCTCTTCTATGTACATCAATATTATCTGACTCATAATCACCAATAGTAACATCTATTTCTTTTATCATTCCTTCATTTACACCTTTGGATTCATTAATTTTTTCTTTAAGTTTTCTTACAAATTCTTTTTGAATCATTTTAACAAACTTAACATATGGTGAATCACCTTTATCTTTATTGTATTTATATTTACCTTCAGGTTTTCTCTTACCTCTTCCAAAGTAATTTAAAGCAGATATATTTGTAATACATTTGTGTCCACCTGAGTTAGCTTGAATCATTTCCCACGCTGGAACACCTAATTTATCTAATATCGCCCACTCATCTTCAGTTAATTTAGTTGATGGTTTGTCCATTATATCTTTTAATTTTTCCATGTAGTCATCACCACCACTCATCGAACGAACCTTATCACCATAAAAGGCTTCTAAATCCGCATTAGTAAAACCAACTGACTCATCACCAAATTGTTTATTACCCTCTGATATCCACTTGATTGTAGATAAAGGAATTATCTTTTCTCTTAATTGACTCTCCCATTTACTTAATACTTCTTGAGCTATATCACCTAAGTTAACACCTTTCAATTCTCTCTCACCTTTGAATGGGTTACATGAAGCTTGTACTAACCCCATTGGCCAAGCGATTACTATAAAGTCAGCCTCAGGATTATTTTTGAATGGAGTGTAACGGTCATAAGAACCTGGTTTGAACATTGAACCTCCACCGTATTGTACTATAATTCCGTCATCAACATAAACCTTATCACTATCTTTTTGTTTCTGTACATAATCTTTTTGATTCAACGCCATTTCTTCAGGTAACGCGTACCCCTTTTCAGCGGCTAATCTATTAATGTTTTGAAATATGTTTAATAGTGATGGTTGAGATGTCATTACTAAGTCTTCCATAAAACCTGGTTTATTCTTATAAGCTAACATAAGTTTGTTAGTAGCTAAACCTAAGGCCATTTTATTTTTCTGTAATGACTTATCTTTTTGTAGTTTAAATACAAAATTCATTATATCTTGTGGTTCTAACCCATACTTAGCAAAATCTGCAGAATCAACTGTAGATATTAATCTAATATCATCAGCAGTAAAGATATCACTTGGTGACATTATTTGGGATAAGGTCTCAACATTTGAACGTGATGACCTGAATGATGTTGATGTATCACCTTCCACACCTGTTTGACTATCATGATGGTCTGTATGTACAACAAACATCGGCTTTCCATGTGCGAAATCAACTAAAACCGGCATCGTATCACCTTTAGCGTCTTGTTTCTTTACCGCAAATTCCTTATCACCGTATTGTATTATTTCAGAATCAACAACTTTGATTCCATTATTCTCTAAATAATTTTTCATAGCTAAGGCAGTCGTAACACCGTCTAAATCTTGATGAAAATATATTTTAGCTTTCTGATATCTCTTAGATAAATCTTTGATATTTCTTAATCCTGATTCTTTAATTAATTTTTTCATGATATAAACATATTTTTTTCTTTTGTTCTTCTATTTTTAAGACCGTCATTCGAGGACTTATATGATAAAATACTTTCTGCCGCTTTTTTATTTTGACCAGATTTAACATATTGTATGAATCTTGACATTCTAACTGAATCACATCCAGTATTAAAAACTAATGATATTAACGAATCAAATTGTCCTTGAGTTAACATATACGTTTTTAATCCTTTATCTTTCCATTCCCCTAAAAATCTTCTAACACAGTCGGCAGCCTCCGAAGCATCTTTATAAAGTAACTCTAACGCAGTTTTTTTATCTATCACTAAACCACGTTTTACATCACTACCAGTGTGTCCATAACCGATAGTTAAAACTCCACTTGTGTCTTTATAAGCTTTTAATACTGGCTCCTTTATGTTACCAATTGGTTTTTTGGGGTCACCTTCTTCAAATTTAATATGGTCCCAAAAGTTTTGACTGGCCTTCATTTTAGTACCATCTTTTTTATCAACTTCATTCTCAATTAAATACATTTTACGTATTTGAGATTCTTCTGACTCATTTATAAATAACTTTGACATAAAAACTTTTATTAATAAATATCTATAATAACAAAAAACCCCTCACTTTGTAGGGGTTTCACTCATTAATGATATTGAACATGCGATGATATTATCGAACCACACTTTTTTAGGTCCATTCAAATTTTCTTTTTTAAATGTTTTTACATGACCATCAGTTGTCGATATAGTTATAGAATCCCTTTTCTGAACTTTAATTTCTCGTATGTTCATCTAATACTAACTTCAGTTGTTTTTGTTCAGTTTGATACTCTTTTAGTCTTTCTCTGGCGACTTCACAGTAATTTTTACTGATATCCATACCAATCCAAGGTCTACCTAACATTTCCGCAGCTAAACAAGTTGTCCCACTTCCATTGAATGGGTCCATAACTACATCTTCTTTATATGAAAGAATTTTAATCGCCCTATATGGTATATCCAATGAAAATGTTGCCTTTGTTTTTTGTCTTGTATCCGCAAAATAATTCCACTGACCAAAGACTAAAGACATAAAATCTTTTTTATCTTTATCCTCATAGACTAACTTCTTTCTAAACTCACCTTCAATTTTTTCATTAGGAACCATTTGAAACTCACCTTTCCATTGAGGTGTCCCTTTAATATCTTTCTTATGTTTTTTCTTATAAGCGAGAATCACACACTCCTTAGGATTATAGATATATGGTGAAGATGGACTCATCCAACTACCCCAAGCAGTTGTCTTTGAGCGGTGTGGGGAATCTTCTTCTAAATCCACAATACCAAAGAAACCAAACCCAATCTCTTTCATTATCATCCAAAATTCAGCAGAAAAATATATTCTACCACCTTTTTTTTGTCTGTTAATCTCGTAAGGAATGTTTAGTGCTATACGACCATCGTCTTTAAGTACTCGATAAGTCTCCCTTAACCATTCTCTTGTAAATTTCCAGTACTCGGCTATTTCTTTATCATCATCCCAACTATCATAATCAATACCAACACCATAAGGTGGACTAGTGACAACTAAGTCTACTGTTTTTTCGGACATCTCCGACATAAGTTTACGACCATCACCGCAATAAATTTTATTCTTCTCCATTTTGTTCAATTGTTTTAATTCTTCTATCTAAATACCATAAAGCCTTTTTTAAGTCTTGTACCGGTGGATTATCATCTTTCTTACCACTTCTAATTATATATTTTAGAACATTGAATAGATACGCATCTTTATCTATCCCTGTCGCTTCAGCTATCTTAACAACCTCATAAGGGTTATCTTCACCCCCATAGTGTTCAGGGTGTGTTACTAGTTCTTTTTTACTCATTTACTTTTTGTTTGATGATAACATATAAAAACCTTTATTATTTTCTATTTCAACAACAATATTATCATCAACTAATTTATCTAATATTTTTTTAGTTTGCTCAATAGAATCTTTTACTATAAAATCCGCAATATATTTAATGTGTATCGGTATTCTAAGTTTACCTTCAATTTTATTCATAGTGGTTTTGGATACTCCGTTCATGATTTTTATATTTAATAATTTATTTTCCATTTATCGTAAGGTATCATACTATAAGGATGTCTTTCAAAAAAACTTTCATGAATAAAAGTATACTCATTTTCTTGCTTCTTATCAAGATACGCACCCCAAAATGATAACGTTGAGTTTGATAATATGTGTTTATCACACATACTCATCAT